CGTAATTCCTATGTATGTAACCAAGAAAAGATTTGGATCAGCAAACAGGAGTGATCGTTATCAAAGCAGAAACGGTTCTACAGAATCAGATTATATGTGCTCTCAACGCAAGAGGCCATTATGCAACAAATCATACCGTCGGGGATTTCTATACCAAATACGGCGGCAGAGTGTCGGTGGGTGTCCCCGGTGAAAGCGATATCTGGGGGCACCGCTCCGACGGTATGGCATTTTATATCGAAGTCAAGCTACCCGGTGAGGTGCCCCGTCAGAATCAGCTCGATTTTATTGAGGCCATGATACGGACAGGCGCCATTGCCGGGTGGTGTACCAGCATTGAGGAAGCCATTCAGATTGTTGAAGGAGGAGCATCATGGAACATTTCGGAGAACGGTTACGGCAGGCACTGAGCGACCGACACATGTCACAGCACACCTTGGCAAGCAGAGCCATGATATCGGAGACCAGCGTATATTTTTACATCAATAAGAACGTCATGCCCTCGGCTATCTATTTACGGCAAATATGCGAGGTGCTTGGCGTCAGCGCAGATTATCTATTAGGACTGGAGGATCACAGAGATGGCACGATACATTGACGCAGACAAGCTGATTGATTACCTAAACGACAATATCAATTTATTTCCCACGTGGGCACATGTGGTGGTTGCGAAGGAAACGCTAATCAAGGCCATAAACGCGCAGGAGAGCGTGAAATTATGCAAAAACTGTCAGCATTTCCATGATGCGAAGCCTTGTGATGGGAGCGGTGCCGGATATTGTGATGTTCACTACCAGCCGACCTACGGTGGTGCCTGTATCGAAGAATGCAACGACTATAAAGGAGGAAACGAAACATGAACAAGCTACAACTATGGTTCTTAAAAACATTCTTTCCAAGGGTGTATTACCGAAAGATCTGGACAACGCCTCTACGTAGGATGTCCAAGTCCCTTCAGGGGGCAGCGGTCAGTATGCGCGACCTCGCCAAAGCGCTGGAGGAATACAACAAGGAAGTGAATCGCCATGACGCTGGACAAGCTGATTGAGATCTGTGAGCAGGAATACAAGCGCACAATCCCATGGAATAAGGAGACGAGTGCTTCATGTATGAATTAACCGAGATAAAAAAACGGCTTTCGTGTGCGGAATATCTATCCCGTCACGGAATCCACGTTAAAAACGGAGGACGGTGCGTATCGCCCCTTCGGAGCGGTGCCGACAATCCCACCTCCTTTTGGGTAAACGACGAGCACTGGCATGATTTCGGCTCCGGTTATCATGGGGATATCATCGACCTCGTCGCTTTGATGCAATTCAACGGGGATTTAGGCGCGGCCATTCGCTATCTGGCAGACGAAATGGGACTACAGGCCGAGTCGTCCTATCCGGATACATGGAAGGACGACATACAGCGCCTTTGCCACCGCACCGCTGCCTATCATGCGGCACTTACCGAAGCCGACTATGACTATCTGAAAACGCGCGGTGTCACGAAGGAAGCAGCGGACCGGCTCATGATCGGCCGTGTCACCGATACCAATCTGAAGGGGCGGTTATTCCTCCCCTACTTCAAGAATGGATACGTGTGCTATTATGCCACTCGTGCCCTGCCCGACGGTGCCTATCCCGAATCCAAATACCGCAAGGCCAGCATCAAGGAATCGCAGTCCTACAGGCATATCCCGTGGGGACTGCAAACGCTGAACCGTGAATCCGATACCCTGATCATTTCCGAGGGATATTTCGACGCGGTGTCTTGGGAGATGGAAGGCTTTCCGGTCATATCCCCGATCACCGGAAGCTTTTCCCGTGACCAATGGCCGGAGGTTCTGGCTGCATGCCGTATGTTCAAGCGCGTTCTGATCATATTCGATAACGACGAGATCTCCCATGCCGGTGAGGGCTTTACCTATAAAACGGCAAGTATGCTCTTTCAGCATCGGATCCCGTTTGTCGTAGGGCATACGCCCCAAGGCGTGAAGGACGTGAATGACTATTACGTCGGCGGAGGCTCCTTACAGGATATCGTAGACGGCGCTCAAGACGGTGTGGAATACATGGATTCTCACCATTCGGGCTTTATCTTTCATATGCTCGGCACCAACAAAGGCATTACCGGTGACGATTGGATCCTGAACAGCTTCGGTATTCGGCATAAGCTACCGCCGAAAAAAGGCGAGGAGGAAGGCACGTGGGAGGTCGTAACCCCTACCCCGGTCTTTCCTTCTGCGTATATCGAGAACACGACCGAGGGAATCCATAAGGTCGAATTGAAGCTTTTCGTAAACGATGAGGTTAAGACGATTGTATGCAATAAGGAGATCATCGCCAACAAAGCCAAGCTGATATCGCTTGCCGATGCGGGGCTGGGTGTCAACTCCAATAACGCATCGTCTCTGATCCAGTACTTTTCGGTGGTCGAACAGCTGAACCGCAAATCCATTCCGCGCTATCGGTCGGTATCCCACTTGGGGTGGGTCGGCGACGACTTTATGCCCTATGGCGATTCCGTTAAGTTTGACGGCGAAACCAATAGCCGGTCTCTGTATGCGGCGATCTCGCAGAAGGGCGATTTTGAGGCATGGGTGGATTATACACACGAGCTGCGCAAGAATCGCTACCTCCGTCTGATGATGGCGGCATCCTTTGCCTCTCCGCTCATTGAACGGGTCAACACCTTGCCTTTTGTGTTTCATCTGTGGGGCAGCACCGGCAAAGGTAAAACCGTGGCGCTGATGGTGGCCATGTCCATATGGGGCGATCCGAACTTAGGACAGCTGACCCGTACCATGAACATGACCAACGCCGCTATGATGGATTCGGTTGCTCTTCTGCGCAATCTTCCCTTTGGCGGGGATGAACTGCAAACCATAAAAACGAACGATATGAATTATGACAAGCTCATTATGCAAATCACCGAGGGCATTGAACGGGGACGGATGTATTATAATCGGCAGCTTCCGACACGGTCTTGGTATTGTGCCTTCTTATTCACCGGCGAGGAGCGCTGCACCAACGACTTTTCGGGTGGTGGCACGAAAAACCGCGTCTTTGAGGTAGAGGCAGAAGGAGAAATTGTCGAGAACGGCAACGCCGTCTGCAACTTCATTAAGCAAAACTATGGACACGCAGGGCGACGCTTTATCGAGCAAGTGGCCAAGCGGGATCTCGCCGCCGACTATACCGATATCTTTAATCGGGTCATCGGCACCTGCGATACGACGCAAAAGCAAGCCATGGCCGCCGCCATGCTGTTACTCGGTGATAAAATCGCCTGTGAGTGTCTTTACCAAAACGAGGCGCCGCTGACGGTATACGATGTGGCACCGTATTTGAAATGTGAAAGCGAGGTGGATGTGGCCACCCGGGCTTACGACTATATTACCGGGTGGATTGCGGTCAATATCGATAAATTTAACGGCGTATCCAACAACGGCGTTTGGGGGCGCTCTTGCGGACGGTCTATGTTTGTTATCGACCATGTCTTGTGCAAGGAATTGCAAAACAATGGGTTCACTTTCGATGCGGTGAAGAAATCGTGGGCGGCCAAGGGCTTGGTGGGAAAATACGGCTCTACCTTCAAGCAACGCAAAGGAATCAACGGCGAGAACCCCTATTGTATTGAAATCATCATGCCAAAATAGAAAACATAGGAAAACATAGAAACGGGAAAACCGTTATGTGGCAAGGGTTTGTAGCACTTATTTCTATATTTCTATATTTCTATGTAAAATTATATATAAATATATAATTCTTATATGATTCTTATATTACGTATATATATGACCGTTCGGAAAAAAGCATAGAAAAATAGAAATCCTTATACCACAAGGGTTTAGGCGCTTTTTTGCATAGAAAAAGCATAGATGAAATCATAGAAACGGAGGACTTTATGAACACATGGGTCAAAAATCGACTGATTCCGTATATGACGCTGAAGCAGCCTAATCGAAAGCATAGCGTCTATCGGGTCAAGCATATCGTCGAAAAACAACTCGGTCGGTATGTGTCTCAGGAAGAACTGCAAGCTGTACTCGCAGCACACGGCTATCCCATCAGCAACTATTATCCTATCAGTGAATCATTTTTTAAGGAGGAGTAAAACTATGAGCGAAACAACGAAGCGTAAACCCGGTAGACCCCGTAAGCCTGTAGAGGTAGCATCACCCGCCGATGTCGTGAGACCGCCTAAGCCTATGAGAGGTGGCCATTACTCGGTACAACTGCCACAGATTCCGGAAGGCGACAACAACAAGTACACGTCGGTAGCGCTGGCGATTACGCAAATGGACGCTTGCGACTTAGCCGATCCCGGTCAAGTGCATCAGCGCATTATCGACTATTTCAAGCTCTGCGCTGATCATGACATGAAGCCCGCTGTAAACGGCCTTGCGCTCTGTCTTGGCACCAACCGTCAACGACTTTGGGAGATAGCGTCGGATAACGAGCGTCAGCTTGCCATTCCATCCGAGTCTAAGGCCTACATTAAGCAGGCTTACGACTCCTTGCAGATGCTCTGGGAGAACTACATGCAGAATGGTAAGATTAACCCGGTAAGTGGCATATTCCTTGCCAAGAACCATTTCGGATACAAGGATCAGACAGAATATGTGTTGACGCCTAACAATCCGCTTGGCTCTGAAACCGATGCTGCGACGATCAGCGCTAAATACGAGGAGC